AAGCTTCCGGGGCCTTTGTCCGCTGCCCGGTCTGATGCGCCCGGAACGCGACTGTTTCATCGAGTGCTTCTCGAGCCTTGGCCGGATGGAGGCAGGGCAGGAGTGTCAGCGGCTGGCATTTTATCAAGAGCGGTTCACGCTGTTTTTGCAGCAGGCACAGGAACACGCCCGCCCGCAGCTGGAATTGAGTCACAAGCTGGGATTTGCTGCCGGACTGGCGGCGGCCATCCTCTGCCTCTGATGAAAGATAGGGGGAATGTGTATGGACATCGACCTGATTTTCAAGATCGCGGCCATCGGCATCATCGTGGCGGTACTCAACCAGCTGCTCATCCGCTCAGGCCGGGAAGACCAGGCCATGATGACCACACTGGCGGGGCTGG